AAAAAGTTCAGATGTTTCATTACCAAACTTCCAAGGACCACTGTATTACAATATTAGAATACCCGATGGGGGATTTGTCACTTTTAGGTTCAATTGTCCACTTTGTGTGATATCTAAAGTTTTTGTTGCCACTTCAGCAAACCAAACTACTCAATTGAACACAACTATAACCAATAATTCAGACACCAAATATACCAACGTGATTGATGTCAATTCTACTGAACGACTTGTTTTATCGGTTGTTTATGTAAATGCGAACAACAATGGTACGTTTACTGCGACAAGTAGTTCATTCACTTTATAACATAACAACATATTTATATAAAAAGATTCTTATGAACATTAAATCAGCATTAGACAATTATCTTGGTAAATCTGTAAGATTTTCTCAGGAAGATAACGGAGACGGAACAAAACAAGTTTGTGATTTGGATACAGGAGATTGTTACACAGTAAGAGAAAGAGACGGTCTCATCGAAAGAGCTGGACACCAAACTACAGCCAACAGAAAGGTTAGAGTAGAAACCCCTAACGGAATAAAAACATTATTAAATGGTTAACAAATGAGTTTAGATAAAAAAATTATCAAAGAGATTGAAAGACATAGAAAAATCAATCAATATATTTTGGAACAAGTAGGAGCGGCACCTGAAGATGATGTATTAGGAGCATTAGCACCTCCCGCCGGAGCTGATCCAGCGCCAGCACCCGCTGAGGCAACACCTCCACCAGCACCAACAACTGAACCACAACCTATCGATGTTGAGTCAGACCCTGAAGTTGAAAAGATTGACGATGAAGGTGAATCACAAGAAGGTACTGAAGAAAGTGGTACCGAAGAATTGGACATCACCGAATTGGTGGACTCACAAAAAAACATTGAGACCAAGCAAGAGGAGTATTTCAATAACTTGTTCAACCAACTTAATGATTTACAATCTAAGTTAGGAGAGATGGACAACATCATGAACAAACTCAATTCACTTGAAAATAAGATTGAGAAATATAGAGAGAAAACTCCACAAGAAAAATTAGAGTTAAGAACATACGATTCTTATCCCTTCAGTCAAAAACTTTCACAATTTTTCGATGATAAGTCCGAAGAAATGGAAAAGACTGGAAAAAATGATTATGTTTTAACTTCAGACGAAGTTACCGATATTAATATCAATGACATCAAGAATTCCTTTCAGCCTGGTGGAGGAATGGACAATGAAGTCTACAAAACATCTTTCAGATAAGACTGAATAGAATGTTTGAAAGGTACCTCAGGGTACCTTTTTTATTTGACTTATCCTTACTTTTATTTATCTTTGTTTATATAATTTATCATTTTAATTCTTAAAAAAAACTATGAGTTCATTAGACGCCGTATTGGCACAGTACGAAAAAAATCAGCAAGGGGGCGGGGCCCAATCGAAAATGTCGCAAGACGAAAGAATGAAAAAGTATTTCGCTTTAATCTTAGGAGACAAAGAGAAATCAGGACAGAGAAGAGTTAGAATTCTTCCTACACCAGACGGTTCATCACCATTCAAAGAAGCATGGTATCATGAAATCCAAGTTGGTGGACAGTGGCAAAAATTCTACGATCCAGGAAAAAACGATAACGAACGTTCACCTTTGAACGAGGTTTACGAAGAGTTGATGTCTACAGGTAAAGAGTCTGACAAATTGTTGGCGGCTCAATATCGTTCACGAAAATTCTATATTGTAAAAGTAATTGACAGAGACCACGAAGAAGATGGTCCGAAGTTTTGGAGATTCAAACATAATTTCAAGAATGATGGTATCCTTGACAAAATCATTCCAATTTGGAGAAACAAAGGAGACATCACTGACCCTGAAAAAGGACGTGATTTAGTAATTGAACTTTCAAAGGCAAAGACTCCAAAAGGTAAGGAATACACAACAGTTTCAACTATCATGTATGACGATCCGGCTCCAGTTCATGAAGACAAACAACAGGCAAAGGCTTGGATTGAAGATGAGTTAACTTGGATGGATGTTTATTCCAAAAAACCTGTCGATTACCTCGAAGCTATTGCGAGAGGAGAAACTCCGAAGTGGGATTCTGAAAAGGGTGGTTACGTTTATGGTGACAGCTCAGTAGAGGAAACTTTCATCGGTGGGGGTTCTAAAAAATCTTCATACGTAGACCCACAGATGGACGACGAGCCATCAACAGACCTACCATTTTAATTAAACAAATCGACTCGGACATTGATACGGTGTCCGAGTTTTACTCACATCACTTATGGCAATTAAAAAAAATGACTTCGAAAGTTTGAAGAAAAAGTTTTCGACTTCGGCAAAATATAAACCTCAGAGGTTCTTCGATTTGGGTCCTGACTTTTTGGATGCAGTTGGACTTCCTGGCCCCGCAGTTGGACATCTTAATATGTTCTTAGGACATTCGGATACAGGTAAAACTACCGCTTTGGTTAAGACTGCGGTCGATGCTCAGAAAAAAGGTATTCTTCCTGTCTTCATCATTACGGAACAGAAGTGGAGTTTCGAACATGCGAAGTTGATGGGGTTCCAATGTGAGGAAGTTGTTGATGAGGAAACAGGTGAGTTAGATTGGGATGGTTTCTACATCTTCAATAACAACTTTGATTACATCGAACAAATTACTGACTACATCAACAGTCTATTGGATGCTCAAGAAAAGGGTGAGTTAGATTATAGCTTGTTATTCCTTTGGGATTCAGTTGGTTCAGTACCTTGTAAAATGACTTTCGAAGGAAAGGGTGGAAAGCAACATAACGCTTCTACTTTGGCGGACAAAATCGGTATGGGTATCAACCAACGTATTTCAGGTTCTCGTAAAGCGGATTCCAAGTTTGAAAACACTTTGGTAATTGTTAATCAACCTTGGGTTGAACTTCCTGACAATCCTTTCGGCCAACCAAAAATTAAAGCTAAAGGTGGTGAAGCAATTTGGTTAAACTCGTCTTTAGTATTTTTGTTCGGTAATCAAAAAGGAGCTGGTACCAATAAGATTACTGCAACCAAAGACAAGAGAAGTGTAAAGTTTGCTATCAGAACGAAAGTATCTGTGTTGAAAAACCACATCAATGGATTGGGATATGAAGATGGAAAAATTATCGTCACTCCACATGGTTTCTTAGCAGGAAAAGAAGCTGCCGAAGAAAAGGCTTCAATTGAATCTTACAAAAAAGAATACGCTGACTATTGGAAAGATATCATCGGTTCTGATGGTGAGTTTACATTGAAAGAAGAAAAAGAAGATTAGTATATTGTTTCACATTAAAATCACGGATTGTGATTAAGACATTATTAGTGGACGGAGACAATCTGTTCAAGATTGGATTTCATGGAGTAAAAGATTTGTATAATGGTGGAGACCACTTAGGTGGTATCTACCATTTTATTAATATCTTAAGAAAGTTTTTAGAAGAACACAATCATGATAAGGTTGTGGTTTTTTGGGACGGGAACTCCAACTCATCTATACGGAAATCCATTTATCCTCAATACAAAGCAAATCGTCGGCAAGATATGAATGAGTTTAAGTACGAATCATATCTTCAACAAAAATCGAGAGTTAAACAATACCTCGAAGAAATCTTCGTGCGTCAGGTTGAAATGATTAATAATGAAGCAGATGATTTAATTGCGTATTACACTAAAATTTCTATCGACGAACAAATAATTATTTTTTCCGCGGACAAAGACCTAACCCAACTTATATCAGAAAGGGTTACAATCTATTCTCCGACCTCCAAACAATATTATAAGTATGGAGACATGATTACCATTAACAAGGTCAACATACCCCACCAAAATGTCTTATTAACTAAAATTTTAACGGGGGATAAGTCCGACAATATAGATGGTATTGAAATGTTGGGAGAGAAAACTTTGGTTAAATTATTTCCCCAAATGTTGGAAAAGTCATGCACTATCGAGGAAATATTAGATAATGCACGAAATATCGAACAAAAGAAAAAACCAAAAGCTTTAGAAAACATTTTGATTGGTAAAACTAAAAGTGGTACATTTGGAGAACAGTTCTTCGAAACAAATAAAAAAATCGTAGATTTACACAATCCTTTAATCACCGAAGATGGAAAAGAGCTTGTATACCAAATACATACAGACACCATCGACCCCACAGACCGTGGATACAAAAACTTGATGAGAATGATGATGGAGGACGGACTCTTCAAGTACCTTCCCAAGAATGATGAAGCTTGGGTAAATTTCCTCCGACCATTTATGAAACTTACACGAAAAGAAAAAAGAAACACAAACAAAAATTAAAACACTTTATGAAAGAGCAAGACAGCACCAAAATGGAATTCCTTCTCACCCTTAACGACAACATTGTTGTTCAAAGGTATTTCAATGTAAGAGGTTACAATCCAAAGGCAAAAAACTCAATTGAATTTTATAATCTCATTAATGAGATTAAAGATGACTTACAGTATCATCTTAAAATGAAGACTGTTATTTACATGACGGACAATAGTGATTCCATTATGCATGACCCATCAGTTATGGATACATCTTACACTGATGGGCCAGAAATCTTTAACATTTACGTAAAAAATGGAGACACGACAATTTGTCATAGAATTTTTGACGGGAAATTTTTTCCACCTAAGGTTCGTTATACCGTTGACGTACGACCATTTTTGAAGGACATCTTGAGAGAATTGACTGACATTTTTTCAGAACAAAGATTAAGTTATCAATATTTGGATTTTGATTTGAGTAAGTGAGTATTTAATAATACACAGGGGAGCACTACAAATATATGAACAAAAATTTCGATTACTTAGGAAACACATTTCAGATTCAATTATTGAATCAGATTGTGGTAGATAAAGATTTTTCATCGTCTATTCTTGATGTCATCGAGTCAACATACTTTGACAACAAGTACTTCAAGATTCTTTTACAAATGATTAAGGAGTACTATGTAAAGTATGAATCAACCCCTAATTTCGAAACTCTCGAACAAATTATTAAGTCTGAAGTCTCACAAGAATTGGTCGCAAAAATTGTTTTAGATACTCTGAAACAAGTCAAAGAGGCACCATTTGAAGGAACACAGTTTGTTCAAGAAAAAGCCCTGAAGTTCTGTAAACAGCAAGAACTTCAGAAGGCTATGGATAAGGCACAGAAAATTATCACCCAAGGTGATTTTGAGTCTTATGATAAAGTGGAGGGGTTAGTTAGAGAAGCACTACAGGTTGGTGAAATAGAGAAAGGTCAAACAGACATTTTCTCGGACTTGGAGACAGTGTTGGATGAAGATTATAGACATCCAATACCGATGGGAATACCAGGTATAGACAAACTACTTAAGGGTGGTTTGGCTAAAGGTGAGATTGGTGTTATCCTTGCTCCAACAGGTGTAGGTAAAACAACTATCTTAACAAAGATTGCGAATACTGCATTTAACTTGGGATACAATGTTCTTCAAGTGTTTTTTGAGGATAACCCGAAAATTGTTCAAAGAAAACACTTCACCATTTGGACAGGTATTCCACCTGATGAGTTGGCTCATCACAAAGAAGAAGTGATGTCAAAAATTACTGAAGTACAAGAAACAATGAAAAATAAACTTGTACTGAAGAAGTTGGCATCTGATACCATGACCATGAATCAAATCAAGAATCAGGTCAGAAAAATGATTGCGGACGGAAACAAAATCGATATGATTATGTTAGATTATATTGATTGTGTGTTACCTGAGTCATCATCCAAAGATGAATGGAAAGCTGAGGGTTCAGTAATGAGAGGATTCGAGGCTATGTGTCACGAACTTAATTTGGTTGGATGGACTGCAACTCAAGGTAATAGAAGTTCTATTTCATCAGAGGTAGTGACTACTGACCAAATGGGTGGTTCTATCAAAAAGGCTCAAGTGGGCCACGTAATCATTACAGTTGCTAAGACATTACAACAAAAGGAAATGAACTTAGCAACAATTGCAATCACAAAATCTCGTCTTGGTAAAGATGGGGTAGTATTCGAAAATTGTAAGTTCAACAACGAACTCCTTGAAATCGATACTGAAAGTTCTGTAACGTTCTTGGGTTTTGAAGAACAACAAGAAGAGAAAAAGAGAGACAGAGTAAAGGAGTTGATGGAGAAAAGAAAACAAAAGGAACAACAAAAACAACAATTATAAAACACACAATTAATTATGGAAAAAATTTTAGTAGAAAATCCGAACAGGTTTGTGATATTCCCTATTGAGCATAACGATATTTGGGAATTCTACAAACAACACCAAGCGGCATTTTGGACAGCTGAAGAGGTAGACTTAACAAATGATATTAGAGACTGGAATAATCTAACTGAAAACGAACAGTATTTCATTAAGAACAT